TTTCAAATTCTTTTTCAATCCAAGACCCTAGACAAGTGCCTTGCATATCATACCCCCCGCCATTGCAACGGGCTTTTTTTTCTCTATTAACAAGTAAAGTACAAACATTATACCCGTATGTGTCTTGCGCCTTGCTAGTAGTCCATTTAAATTTTAAATTATACATTTTAAGCCCCTTTCATATATTGCTTGACTTGATTTAGTTCTTTTAATGTTTCAACAGTTTCAAGTATTTTGCCGTCAACTGTTATTGGTTTGATTACAAAAACGGCTTTTTTAATCCCGTCAAACATATCCGACCATTGATAAGTATGCTGAATTAAAAACCTTGTTTTTGATTTTCCACCTTTTAAGACTTTGTAATTTATATCTTGAAAAAATCTTTTATTTTCAGGTGTGAAATAGCTTTTATTAACTCGTTTTAAACTTTGTATTGTTTTAATCATTTAAAGCCCCTTTATTTATATTTAACATAAGTTAATTAATACTTATTATATAAAGAGTGTCAACTATTAAATGAAATAAATTTAAAGTTGATGTTCTACAAATGTTCTATTGACTTTAATAAATCAGTTAATTAAGGTTAATATAATTATAAACTAATAAAAAGGGCTAAAAATGACATATAACATAATACTATATATTGGCTTGTTTTTGATAGTTGGCGGTTTTTGCTTGTTCTTATTTTCACAAATGAGATTAAGGCAACTTGATCGTGAACTGTTTAAAAATGAACAATTAATAAAATCATTTAACAGGGCAAAAAATGATAATAGATAAACCAATACAAGATATAAAGGGCAAAATGAATACAAAGGAAAGATTTTCCATAATACAAGGTACAGAAAATAAAACTTTTTTTCATAATGAAATACTTGTAATTAATAAAGACATTGAAAATAGAGGAAATGTTTTAAATTTTGAAAGGGTACTTGATCAAATTCAATTTGATTTTAAGCACTATTTTAAAAATGATGAAAAACACGCATTTATTCTATTTCACTTGTTAAAGAGTTGTTTAAGGTTTTTAAATAAAGACCGATTAAATGACGCAAAACAAAAACTAATTGATTATGCGATTTGTATGGTTAAAGAGCAAGATTTAAGAGAACAAGGAAAATAAAAAATTATTTTGTTGACGTGGGTCAATTCAATCATTAAGTTGATTTTTTAATGTTAATGAAAGGGCTAAAAATGATTAACACAACAGTTAAATGGCACAATACTAAAAACTACAATTTAGGTTGTGATATTAAAGAACTTGAAAAGCTAGGTTTCGTCAATTCAAGTTTTCATCACGATTTAGCACCATCTTATCAAATAGACGATAAAATTAAGATATTTTTTATTGATACTAATACAGATGAGATGAAAGCTGAAAGTCAAAAATGTAAATTTGTTATTAATAAGATCATTAATAAAGATGATGAATTAAAACATATTTATTCAACTAATGATTTTAATAAGGTTTTAAGCATTATAAGTTTTCATAAATAACCTATAAAACACAATAAGCCCTTACTATAAAAAGTAGGGGCTTTTTATATATTGACAACTATATAAAAATAACTAAAGTAAATGAAATAAATGAAAGGGCTAAAAATGACAATAAAAAGCATAGCACAAGAAACGGGAAAAATTAATATAGTTCCAACATGGGAAAATCTACTTATTACTTATGCTCGTTTATATTCAAGAATGGATATAAAAGGACAAAAGAAAATAGACGAAGAACTAACAAAAGTTGGAAAATATTTAGACAATCAAGAATGGGTAAAGCTACCACAAAAAGTCAAAATGCCCCATAAATAAAATAAATTAAGAAATTAAACCCCTAGAAATTAAAAACTTTTAGGGGTTTTTTTATACCTAAAATATACAACTTACCTAAATCAAAAACGTAGCTTTTGCCCCTAGAAGTGTTGTTATATATAGCGGACAAAATGCGAACAAACAAAGAACGCACTATTAACGAGCAATATCAACACTAATAAGTAATACAACCACTATCTATAAATTGCCGTAAATAACCCTTTTAAAAGTGTAGGTCAAAATCTTGTAAAAGAGTAAATCAACAAGAGTATTACTAACAATAAGAGGGTCAATACATTTAGGTAAGAGCATAGCTTAATAGCTTGATACATAGCTTGAAACACCCCTTAACACACACACACATACACACTTGAAGGCAAGGGCAATGTCAGGTCCTTAACTATGTTAGATGTTATCTAGTTCTATGGAATTGATTGACCTTGTAAGATTAAAAGAGTTGCCAAGCTACGAAGAAAAGAAAAAAGAAGAAAAAAGATCAAAAAAAAAGAGGGGTAGCCCCTAAAGTTGCCATTTTTATATATAGTTATGCTTCCCTTCCCACAGCGAGGGGAAATTGTTAATATTAACTTATGTTAATAGGTATAAGGACTGTATTTTTTTGGGGAGGTTGGTATATAATAAGCTAATGAAGATTAGATACTATCACGTAGCTAAAAATCGCTGGTGGGGTTTTGCTATAGCTATGGCAAGTATCTTTATCTTGTCAGATGTTAGATGGTTCTATAATAGTATAGCACAGGTGATAGGATGGAGTTTAGCTAGTATCTCTTGTGGATTTTGGGTATATATAGGGATGAAGGATAAGGATATTCCCCGAACTCTTATGGAGTTGATGTACTTCGTATTAGCATTAAGGGCAGTATTTAATTGGTTACAATGAAAGATTTTATTTTATATTTACTAGAAAAGTATGGGGGTCAAATTTCTTGCTGGGCTTGGAATAAGCGATGGGGCAAAAGGAATAATGTTCGTTATAGAAGTTCTAAATCGGGTAGATATTATACTATAAATAGAAAAACAGGTGTTATTAAAAAATGATTAATTTCCCTTATGAGATAACATTGATGGCTATGTTCATATTTATAACCTTATACCTAGTAATGAAAGTTATCGGATGGATGAATTAGAAAAAGCAGTAAAGATCGCAAAGGAATTGGAAAGACGCAAAGTTACGAATATTATGGCGGAGTATGTGCCGTATGAGTATCAAAAGAAGTTTCATAATACATTAGCAGCACAAAGATTGTTAATGGCTGGTAATCGTGTCGGCAAGTCCTTTTGTGGGGCTATGGAAATGGCATACCATGTGACGGGAAAATACCCAACGTGGTGGGCTGGTAAACGATTTAACCGACCTATAAGAGCATGGGCAGGGGGTGTTTCAAACGAAACTACTAGGGATGTTTGCCAAAAAGAACTTGTCGGCCAACCAGACGATCCAACAGCTAAAGGTACAGGTACAGTACCTTTAAAATATATCGGTGATACTGTAAGGAAAGCGGGTGTACCTAATGCGATTAACTCATTAGTCGTTAAGCACGTCACAGGTGGATATTCACGAATAGGATTTAAAGCATATGAAATGGGTAAAGAGAAATGGATGGGAGAATCAGTCGATGTTATTTGGCTGGATGAAGAACCACCTACAGGAATTTATACACAAGCATTAACAAGAACAGCCGATAAAGGTGGGATCGTTTATATGACGTTTACACCCGAACAAGGAATGACACAAACTGTAGCACAATTTGTAAATGATTTGAAAGATGGACAAGCATTAATACAAGCGACTTGGGATGATGCACCCCATATGACAAAAGAAATTAGAGAACAAGTTTTACAAGCACTACCACCCCACGAAAGAAAGATGAGAGAAAAAGGAATACCCCAATTAGGATCGGGTTTAGTATTTCCGATTGTAGAAGAAGAAATATTATGTGATATTATGGATATACCAAGTCATTGGCCTAGACTATGTGGAATAGATTTTGGCTGGGATCACCCTACAGCTTGTGTATGGGTTGCTTGGGATCGAGATGTAGATACAGCTTATGTTTATGATAGTTATTCTATACGTCAAGAAACAGTACCTGTTCATTCATCAGCAATTAAAGCTAGGGGTAAATGGATTCCAGTTATTTGGCCACAAGACGGCAGACAAGCTGATAAAGGATCGGGTAAGAATTTAACCGAGCAGTATAAGAAGGAAGGTGTGAATATGTGTCCAGAATGGTTTACTAATCCACCCCAAAAAGGTTTAAAAGAAGGTACAGGCGGTAATTCAGTAGAAGCGGGTATCATGGAAATGTTAGTAAGGATGCAGACAAAACGATTGAAAATCTTTAAAAATCAGAATAAACTGCTGGAGGAGTTAAGGATGCACCATAGAAAAGACGGCAAGATCGTACCTATGAATGATGACTTAATTTCTGCGTTAAGATATTGTATAATGTCTTTACGAAAAGCAAGATTAAAAATTTATGAACCATTACAGCAATTTACTGATTCAGAATTTAATGTTTTTGCTAGATAACAATTATGGAAGGGAGATATGGGAGGATTTATAAGAAGGGTATTTAGAACAGTATTTTCGCCACCTGCACAACAACCTGCACAAGTTGTCGCTACACAACCAGCAGCGACAACTACTGTTTCGGGTGCATCAAAGATGAGTAAAGTTAGAGGACAAGGTTCTGGTGTTGAAGGAACGATTATGACGGATGCTACAGGTATTGAAGAAGAAGCAAATGTTTCTAAAACTGTACTAGGCGGTACTACTAAAAAGAAAAAGAAATACGTATAGTGATTGAAGTAGTCACGGATGAGAAGTGGAAAAAGCCCATTGGTGACTATGTAAAGAAACACGCCCATATTCATCACGAAGTTAATGATTGGTATTCTTATTTAGGTTTTGTTGAAGATAATGAATTATTAGGAGGTTTTTTATTTTCAGATTGGGATGGTTATAATATTTGGATTCATTTAGCATTAA